GTGGTCCGCTCGTAAGGCACAGTTGCTTGCCAAGAAGTACAAGGAAGCCGGAGGCGGCTACAAGAACTGATGGCTATGCGGGTCAAAAAGGATGCGATTGGACAGGCCATCAAACAGTCCTACAAGAATGGCAAGGGAAAGTCTTGCCCTGTGGCGACGATGGATGTCCATGTCAACCTGAAGAACCGCAACCACGCCATCAAGGAATACGGCTACGGCCCACTGAATCCTGATGAGCCTTCAGATAAGTTCTGGAAGGCCAAGGCGAAGATGTGGGCGGTGGATGTCGATGAGGCCCAGAAGTCCCGTTGTGGGAACTGCGCGGCATTCATCCAGACCAAGCAGATGCTGGATTGCATCTCCAAGGGAATGGAAGCCGGTGACAAGCCTCATAAGGATTACTCGATGGATGTCATCGAGGCAAGCAATTTAGGGTACTGCGAACTCTTCCATTTCAAGTGCGCCGGTGCGCGTACTTGCGATGCTTGGATCGTAGGTGGGCCGATCAGATGAAAGCGACACAGCGTTCATTGAAGGCTTGGACTGAGCAGAAATGGAGGACGAAGAGTGGAAAACCGAGTAGTGAAACTGGTGAAAGATATCTACCAGAGGCTGCGATCAAGTCTCTTTCCTCCTCCGAGTACGCCAGAACCACCGCCGCCAAGCGCAAAGGTAAAGCCCAAGGCAAGCAGTTCGTCGCGCAACCGAAAGCCGTTGCGGAAAAAGTAAGACCGTTCAGACAACGAGGTAAGTGACATGGCTATGTCTCGTGCAAACATGAACCAGCAGATCACCAAGCCGGGCCAGAAGAAGAAGGTCGGCAAGGTGATGCGTGAGTTCAAGGAAGGCACCTTACATTCTGGCAAGAGCGGACCTGTGGTGAAGAACCCCAAGCAGGCTGTTGCCATTGCGCTTTCAGAGGCCAGCAAGGTCAAGAAGGCTGCTGGTGGTTCCACCGATGGTTGTGCGATTCGTGGGAGGACACGAGCATGAAGAAGATGCGTTATCAGGAGGGTGGAAGCACCCCCGTAAAGGTTGAGCGATCAAGCGGTATCGAAGAGGTGCTTGGCACCCTTTCACCGCTTTACGGAATGGCTACTGGCAAGGGCATGTTCGGCAATGATGTCGGGCTTCTTCCTATGGCGGCTCGTAGCATGCGTAAGAGCATGCGAGAAAAAGATGGCGAACCTGTATCGGTTTCCATCGAAATCGAAAAGTCTGGCGAAATGGAAGATCCTTCTGAAATGAGCCGTGGAGGTCGCATGAAATACGCCACAGGTGGTAGCCTCAAGATGGTCGATAAGGGCGGTTCCAAGGTTCCGTTCTTCGCGGCTGATGGCAAGGGCAAGATGATGGGTGGCGGCATGACCTACGGAAAGGGTGGTATGACCCGTGGTAACCGAGACGGCTGCGCGATTAAGGGCAAGACCAAGGGCAGATTCGTATGAAAAAGATGCGCTACTACGACGATGGTGGGGCGGTTGGGTACGAAGAAGACCCGAAACCCGGAGTGCAGACCGACAGGCAAGACTTTCAACCCGGTTTGAAGGTTGATACAAAAGACAAATCAAAGGATCAAAGCAGATCGAAATCCAAGGTTGTGCCTAAGGAAAAGGTCAACCTGATGGATGATCTCGCGCCGCGAGAAAATCTTCCGTCCCCGGATGACAATGTGACGGAAGGTGGTCCTACGCAGCGAAACAGTCCTCGTCGCACTCCCGATAGAAAGCGTAGTTCGCTTCCTAGCGACCGCGCTACAGGATTCCGTGATCAGGTGAAAGAATCTGATGCGATGGCTCCTGAAGATCGTGAAGCGTTGAAGAATATTGCGATGGGTTTGGCTGTGCCTCCTGCGGCTCGTGCTTTGGGAATGGTTGGGCGCGGTCTTCAAGTTGCCAAACGACGATACGATATCGGTAGGCGCGTAGATAATATGACAGAAGCACAGCAGAAAACCGCCATGATGAGAGCCGCACGGGAGGCTCGTGAAGTTGACGGTATGCGCTCTGGTGGACGGGTCTCAGGAAGTTCCATGGGCGGATCTGTCCGTGGCGGCGGCTGTGAGATTCGCGGCAAGACCAAGGGTCGGATGGTCTGATGGCTACCAGCGGTACTTCAACTTTCAACCCTGAGTTTCGGGAACTCGTAGAAGAGGCTTTCGAACGGGCGGGTTTGGAGTTGCGTACCGGCTATGACCTTCAGACTGCCCGTCGCTCCATGAATTTCATGTCGCTTGAATGGGCAAACCGGGGTATCAACCTCTGGACGGTGGAACAAGGTTCGCAGGTACTGACACCCGGAACCTATACCTACACCATGCCTGCCGACACCATTGATCTCATCGAGCATCAATTGCGTACTGATGCAGGCAGCACCTCTGGTCAGACGGACTACACCCTGTCCCGTATCTCAGTATCGGACTATGCCCAGTTGAGCAACAAACTCACTCAGGGCATGCCGCTACAGATCTATGTGGACCGTCAGAGAGCCGCACCGGTGGTGTATCTGTGGCCTGTTCCGGACAACACCCAGACCTACACCCTCGTGTACTGGAAGATGCGCCGGATTCAGGATGTCGGAACCGGTGGTGCCAATACCATCGACATCCCTGCGCGATTCCTCCCCTGCCTTGTGGCTGGACTTGCCTACTATGTCGCTATGAAGAGACCTGATGCGGCTGACAGGCTGTCGTTCCTCAAGCAGGAATACGAAGTTCAGTGGGACTTGGCGGCAGGCGAAGATCGGGAAAAGGCTTCTGTACGGTTTGTCCCCATGAACGGGTACATCGGTAGGAATGTTTAAATGGGCAAGCCGTTCTCATCAGGCAAGAACGCATTCGGGTTCTGCGACCGCTGCGGACAGCGGTATGAACTGCATGACCTGAATCAGCAGTATGAGAACCTGTTGCCCATAGGCATCCGGGTCTGCTTCGAATGCATGGATGTCGATCATCCCCAGTTGCAGTTGGGTCGCGTCCCCATGGATGACCCTCAGGCGCTGCGTAATGCCCGTCCTGACAACACCTTCTTTGCTCCCGGTAACCAAGGCGCGAACGGTAGCCGGATGATCCAGTGGGGCTTCAACCCCATTGGAGGGGCGCAGGCATATGACACAGACCTCACACCCAATGATCTCATCTCGACTGGGTTCGTCGGAACCGTCACGGTGGCTGTGACATGAACTACACGCAACTCGTAGATCTGGTTAAACAGTACACGCAGAACGAGGAAACTTCGTTCGTTGCGAATATCCCTGTCTTCGTGCAGTTGGCGGAAGAGCGTATCTACAACGCGGTCTTCATCCCTGCCATCCGCAAGAATCAGATCGGCACCCTGACTCCCAACAACAAGTACCTGACCCTCCCCGGAGATTGGTTGGCGAACTTCTCGTTGGCGGTCATCACCCCTACCACGAACGCTCAGTCCTTCCTCATCGACAAGGATGTGAACTTCATCCGTGAGTGCTACCCGGACCCGGATGACAGCGGAGTCCCCAAGTACTACGGCATCTTCGACAAGAACACGCTGATCCTTGGCCCCACCCCGGACAGCAACTATCAGGTCGAACTGCACTACTACTACTATCCGGAGTCCATCGTCACTGCTACCACCTCGTGGCTGGGCGACAACTTCGAAACCGTTCTCCTGTACGGAACCCTGAGAGAGGCTTACCTCTACATGAAGGGTGAGCAGGACATCATCACCTACTACGAACAGAAGTATCAGGAATCGTTGGGTCTCCTGAAACTCCTTGGCGAAGGCAAGGATCGTCGCGATGCCTTCCGGTCTGGCCTCAATAGGATTCCGGTCACATGATCTTTCAGACACAGACCGTCAGTTTCCGCGAGGAGTTGCTCAAGGGTATCCACGACCTACAGACGGACACCATCAAGTTCGCGCTCTATACCAGCATTGCGACTCTGAACGAGGACACAACGGTATACAGCACCACCAACGAGGTGGTCGGATCTGGTTACAGCGCAGGGGGTGTGGTGTTGACGGGAGTCACCATCAACAACTCCAACGGCATCGTGTATGTCAATTTCAACAACGCTGCATGGAACCCGGCGAGTTTCACCTCTGCCGGTGGATTGATCTACAACTTCAGCAAAGCGAACCGTTCCATCGCTGTAATCAGTTTCGGAAACGACAAGACAGCAACCAACTCGTTCACAGTGCAAATGCCTGCAAACACAGTTTCTTCGGCGCTGTTGAGATTTAATTAGGAGTCTAATATGTTGACTAACAAAGCAAATTCTTCCGACAAGGCTGCGGCTAGTGTCGAGAAGTCTAATGGCGCGAAGGAAGGTCTTCGCGGCGGCGGTATTTTTAAAGTTGAATGCCGTGACAAAGATGGCAACCTGAAGTGGGTTTCAGAGACTCACAATCTTGTTGTTAACGTCGGTCTTGCTGACATGAATACCCGTTACTTTAAAGGCAGTTCATATACGGCTGCTTGGTATCTCGGTCTTTATGGCGCGGCTTCAACGAACAACCCGGCTGCTACGGACACGATGTCGTCTCATATTGGTTGGACTGAAGTGACCGCGTACAGCAATGCGACTCGCCCTGCTGTGACGTTTGGTAACGCTACCACGGCTGATCCGTCGCTGATTGCAAACTCCGCTTCACCTGCGGCGTTTACGATTAACGCTTCGGCTAACGTCGGCGGTGCGTTCCTTACAACGGATACCACCAAAGGCGGTACTTCTGGCACGTTGTTCTCGGCTGCTGACTTTGCAGCCCCCGGTGATCGCGTGGTGCAGAGCGGTGACACACTTAACGTGACCTACACTTTCAGCCTTGATGCGCTTTGATAGGAGTAATTGAACATGGCTTTCAAGAAAGGTGATGTTGTTAAGTTAAAGGCGGTTGTTCCGCAAGGGCCAGTTCTTGCTCTTCGTATGGACGAAGACGGCACGATCTTCTGCCTCGTTGAATGGACGGACGAAAACGGTTCCGTACAGCAGCGTTGGTTTGAGGATTCGCAACTCGTTGCGGAATAGCCTGTGGCTGAGGGCGGCTGGAGTTCAGGTACTTGGGGAGAATCAGGTTGGGGGATGTCGGTTTATTACCGATCCTCCGATGAGTCTGCCCGTGCCTCTGATATCGTCTCTGCCGCCCAGTCTAGCGCCGCATCTGTTGTTGAGTCCGCTCGTGCTAGTGATACTGTTTCATCAAAAATAACTTTTGGTTCCACAGTTTCTGAATCTGCTAGAGCGTCGGATGCCCCGACGGCGAACATCATCTTTATATCCAGCCTGAGCGAAAACGCTAGGGCGTCTGACGTTATTTTGGCCAGCCAGACCTTTGTTACTGCGGTCTCTGAGTCCGCTAGGGCGTCGGATGCGGTCAGCGCAGCCCAGACTTTTGCCTCGTCTATTTCGGAGTCTGCTAGGGCATTTGATGCTGTCATTGCGGGTCAGGCGTTTGCCTCGGCTATCTCGGAATCGGCGCAGGCATCTGACACCGTTTCGGCTATCTACTCGTTCAACTCGGCGGTATCCGAATCGGCTAGAGCCTTGGATGACCCGGCTGCGAATGTCATCTTTATCTCTAGCCTGAGCGAAAACGCTAGGGCGTCGGATGTCGTCTCCGCCAGTCAGACCTTTGCGACAGTGGTGTCCGAGTCTGCTAGAGCCTCGGATGCAGTTGCCGCAGCCCAAGCCTTTGCCTCTGCCATCGACGAATCGGCTCAGGCGGCGGATGCGGTTACGGCCACCCATGTGTTTAACTCTGCGGTATCGGAGTCGGCGCAGGGTTCTGACTCTATTGAGTCTGGGCGCATCCAAGGAACCAGCGTTGTCGAGTCGGCTTTGGCAAACGACGATATTGCCGCTCAGGTCGTATTTGAATCCCGAATCGAAGAACTCGTCACGGCGGCAGAGATTGCTGCGGCGGGAATGGTCTTTATCTCGTCTGTCGATGAAAGTGTCATTGCTATCGATGTGACGGGAGGCATTTACCTGTGGAACCCTGTTGATGACAGCCAGACCCCTAACTGGCAAAATCTGGATGACAGCCAGACCGGCACTTGGGCGGCGGTTGACGATTCTCAGACAGGGAATTGGCAGGTAGTGGATGACTCACAAAGTGAGTCTTGGTCGAATGTGAATGATTCACAAACGGCGACTTGGAACGATATTCAAAAGGTTTAATAGATAGGAGCCTAAAATGGCTAGTACTTACAGCACTAACCTTGCCATCGAACTGATCGGAACGGGCGAACAGGCAGGAACTTGGGGTGTTACCACCAACTCCAACCTCGGCACGTTGGTCGAACAGGCGATCTCTGGGTACGTTACCCAAGCCGTTGTTACGGGTACCGACACCACCATTACCATCCCAAATGGTTCAACCGGTGTCGCCCGAAACATGTTCATTGAATTGACAGGCACGGGTGGGGCATTAACCAACCTGATCGTTCCTGTTAACAGGAAACTCTACTTCATCTACAACAACGCCTCTGGCGCGGTGACGGTGAAAGTGTCCGGCCAAACAGGTGT